TGTTAATTCACCGACAGTGGCGCCGAACGTTAATAATGTTATCCAAGGTGGCAGTGTTATGAACCAGACCACATTATTGAATAATAGTTCTGGTGGTAATGGCAATTATCCATTTTCAATGTTACCGGGTGGTGTAAACTAAAAAGGGACCCGAAGGTCCCTCAGTTTTAGTCTTTTTTGGATACGAAGGAATACATTTCCTTTGCCTTCTCCATTAGATCGTCGATTGTATATGGCTGGCAGGCTTTTTGCCACTCTTCAGTTGATGCTTTATTAGCTTCAAACTGTTGACGCCAAAAATCCATGTTAATATGGTATTGTTGATCCATATAATCTTTTGCTAATTTAAGCATTTCTGCTCTAATTTCAAACGGATTTTTATTAGACATTTTTAGTTAACTCCTTCATGTTATCGCCCAATTTACGAACTGAGTCGTTCATGGTTTCCAATTCATCTTTATAAAAATTGAAGGTGTAAGCATTCATTGCTTTACTAAAGGTGTTCCAACCTGTTACTTTTAGATCGACCAATTCAGCAAAAAATGTTTTGTTGTGGTCCATAAATTGTTTATTTGAAAGTATCATGTACTTCTCCTGTGTTGTGTGTTTTAACTTTATGTTATGCTATGAATGCACATAGCAACGGTACTCATGGTAACTAAAAATAGTCCAATTACCATCAAACCGTCCATAACCTGTTCGGGCTTGCCCCTCCTAGGTTTACAATTATTCATTATCACTCCTTAAATTGTTATATTATTATATTATCATCTTTTATATTGGATGTCAACAAAAAAGATACCTATTATCGGTTATTTTGTAATTCCCCGATTTCCAACATACACTTCTTCGCTTCCTCGTGAAACCCCATTCTTGCGAGCTCCGCTGCCGCTCTCGAATATCCAACCATCTGCGTGTAGCGATCTAACGAAGACCACAAGCCCGACAATGGTGAGAAGACATAGTTTGCTACTAAAGCTGTCATTAGACCCATCCTTTTAAATTTTCATTTGCATTTGCACGTGCTACGTAATAGATCTCGCCACGTGAGAGTCCAATATCTGCTAATTCATAATCTGATAATTTTGATAGCTCTTTTTCAGTTTCACGAATCAGTTTGCGAGCCATTCTGTTTTGGTTAAAAGCTCTTAGTGCTTCAACGATAGTTTCAATTGCCCTTGTTGAGTAGCCGTGGGCCGCTAATATTGCTTGTGTCATATTTTGCCCCTTATGTATATGATGTGTGATCCGATCCCGACACCACGCCGAGTTTAATCCTTTTTACAAATTTATTTATTAGGTAAACTGACAAATACTGGATGACAATTCCGAATACCCGCTATTCAAAATTTGCAACGAAAAAGGGGAAGACTAGTAGTCTTCCCCTGCCCTCGTACTAAGGTAAAACCTATCCTTTTAAAAGGTCAGGCTTTTTGGTTTTAGATGATTTAGTTTCACCAATATTGATGAACCTAGGCTTCTTTTCGTCGGGGATTATGTTTTCTAAATCAACGGTCAAGATACCGTTGTCAAGAGACGCACCTGATACCACAATGGTATCTGTGAGGGTAAATACCCTACGGAATGACCGTGCGCTAATGCCGCGGTGAATGAAGTCCGGTTGTGACTTGTCATCATCATTCTGTGCTTTTTCGCCTTCAATGTATAATTGCCCATCCTCTACTTTAATAGTAAGTTCATCTTCTGAAAATCCAGCAATTGCTACTTCAACTGCATAATGATCCTCATCTACTTTTACTATGTTGTAAGGTGGATAATTATTGGTTTGATTTGGCCTATGCGAATCAATTCGATTGATAAGGCGGTCGAAACCAATAAAGAAAGGGTCTTGTGGCATCATATCTGCCGTGAACCTACGTACTGTATTCATTTTGCTATCTCCTTTTGTATTAAGCAAGATTATATTAAGGAACCCATAAGGCGTTCCATTTTTATTTATACAGAGCCTGTCGAACCAAACCCACCATCACGTGAAGTTTTTTGACCAGGTCTGTCTAAAATTTGTTCCATCGCATATTTTTTTACAGGTTCTAGCATTGCTTGTGCAAGCCTTTCCCCATCCTGAATAACAACCAAACTTTCTGATACGTTCTGCATCATAATAAAAGATTCTTCCACATAGTCACTATCAATAATACCTACACTATTAGGAAGTATCAGGCCCTTTTTCAGGCCTGTACTTGATCTGTTATATAGTTTCAAAACATTATTCTTTGGAATATCAAAGATAAGACCAGTTGGAACTAATGCTCTGTCACCAGGTGTAATTTGAATAGAAGTTTTACCTGATATTACTTTAGGAACAAGTTTTGTTTTCTTATTCCACGTGTTGTAAGAAATTACATCAGAGCCCATATTAATACAAGCTCTAACATCAAAACAAGCAGAACCTTCTGTTGCAAAAGAAGGCATAGTCGCTTTTTCATTTACCAAATATATTTTCAACATAATATTTTATTTCTTCCCAATGTTATATTTTACTGCCAATTCCCAATTGTCTTTTTCCTTATAGGAAATTATTTTAATCTGACTTAGCGGAGCAACTGGTTCGCTATTATCAATAGGTTCTATGAGTTCCCATTCGCTAAGTAAATTTACTATTGTATTTCTTCTTGCTTTATCTTCATCTGTAAATGTGTTATTTTTACCATCAAGTATAAACAATTCTTTAAAATGAAGAATAGCATACCTACCCTGTTTATGTAGGATATGACACGATTGATATAGTTTTCTTTCCTTACGAGAAGAAATTCCAATACGTGTGAGTGTTTCTTTTATCTTCAAAAAGCTATCTGGAGTAGGAAGCTTGATTTCAACACCGACTCCTTTAAATATATCTTCAGTTTGCATAATTCACAGCACCTTCTTTTTATTATTATAGTTATCATACATGCTGATGTTCACCATGACCATCCACCTATTTATTATTTACCAGGTCCGCCCATACTCAATTTCTCTCGTATGGCTTTTAATTGGTCGGTTGATAACATTTTTAAATACATTTTTGCTACTGTGCGATTGCAAGAATATACTTCTTGAAGGGCATCAAGATCATTATTTTTGTCTGCTTTAGGCCATTTTGACCAACGCTTACGCTTTCGTAATGCTGCACGATAATATTGGAATTGTGCATCTTGGAATAAATTAGGTCGCATATTCATTTCATTTGCATGAAGTATGGTATCCTCAAAATTTGTAAATCCACGATTTACGATATATGCATTATATTGTTTTTCTGTAAGCTCCGGGTTATCACTCTCGTTGATAAGATCTTTTTTGGTTTCCGATGCTGCCTTGATAAAATCAAATGGGCTTATTTCGTTTTTACTCATATTAAACTCCGAAACTGAATCAGCGTACTTTCTCAAGTGCTTCCAATATATCATTAAATTCCATGGCGCATGTCTCACACATCTGTACCGTATGAGGACCTTCTGCAGTTTCCATATGGACCGAATATATTTCGTCTTTATTCAAGGTTACCTCACAGTTCATGCAGGTATGTTTTTTGATAAGACGACCCATCCATTCGCTCATTTGAACTCTGCTTCCATCATTACTTCAGTAAGAAATGCAACCATATTTACTTCTTGGTCAGCAACAAAGTTTGCCTTGTACATATAATCGGCAAGTGTTACGCAGAAGCCAGGAAGGGTTCTAAATTCAACACGGTCAGTTCCGGCATCATATACACGTCGGAACATTTCATTCATATCCTGGTCTGAATTTTTTGCAACCCATTTACGCATATTCGTGAAGTCTTTTTCCTTGAGCAACCGAAAAAGTTCATCAATGGATTCCTGTTTGATATTAACAAAGATGCCTTCGTCAATTTTACCAGATGCCGCATATGATTGTAATTCAGTCAATACACGACGAAAGTCAGGAAAATGTTTTTGAATTACTTTTGCAACTACAGCCTTGTCATATGCTATGTTTTCCGTTTCAAGAATTGCCTCTACCCGTTTCATAAATTGCATAGCAAGGGATGGACGTTCTGACGTTTCAATGGTAAAATCAATTTCTGAAAGTCGAGAACGGAGTGGTGCAATGATACGGTTTTTAAAGTTACAAGTAAAGATAAAACCACAGTTTGAGGAATATTCCTCAATAAAGTTTCTCAGCGCGGGTTGAACCGAGGTTGCATTAAGATAATCCGCCTCATCAAAAATAACATATTTACGGCCGCCTGTTAGGGATACAGCAGATGCATATGTTGATATATCGTATCGGAGAGTATCAATATTGACGTTGAGTGATCCGTTTTTGACAATATAGTCACAGTCTAACTCATCAAGCATTGCTTTAGCAATTGTTGTTTTGCCAACGCCTGGACCGCCAGATAAAAGTAAATTTGGTATAGAGGAATCAGAAACAAACTTTTGAAAAACTTCTTTTGTTTTTTGTGGTAAGATTGTATCTTGTATTTTTTGTGGACGATACTTTTCCACCCACAAGACCTCATTCTGTTTTGCGTCAAGCATATATTTTCACCTTTGTACATGATATAGAATAGTATTATATAATAAAATGGGGAGGAAGTCAACCCTCCTCCCCTAAAAGATTGCTTAATTAGCAACCTTTGAACTCAAGGGTCCTTGTGGTTGTGCGCCTGCAACATCAACATCAGTATCTTCTGGCTGTTGCTGTTGAGGTGAATTTTGTTGGACATATGCCTCCAACTTGTTACGAAGCATGCCTACGCTGGCAATCTCGTTTCCTTGCAAACCACCACGGCGGGTTACTACATCAATCAATTGAACCATAGTAGCAATGTCATTGATTGTAACAGTTACTTCTTGTTGTTGCATCATTTGGTTTTCCATATTTAATTATCCTTTTTTATAAGTCGACTTTGAATCAATTGCCACAAAATAAGTGACGTTTTCACCTTTGAACTCCGAGATACCTTTTGAGCAAAGCGTAACCCGATAGTCTTGGGGCAATAGTTTAAGGTTGTCAGTTTTAATGACAATATTAAAATCATCAACAGTATCACCGAGTTCAATGCCATAATCATCGGCGCCGGTGTTTGAACTGTCAATGGCCTTGAGGAAGCATTTCCCTTCGGTACCAACGAAAGCAACCTCAGTAAATTGGAGAACCCCTGCTGCCTTGAGAACAGATTGGAGGTCATCCCATTTCACATCTACCACTACATCGGCAGAAGGAATAGTAATATCTTTTTCGGGTGGTGTGTGGATCATAGAAATGTCTGCATAGACATATTTTGTCCGCCGTTTACCTTCGGAGATAATAAAGTATTTATCATGGAATTCCACATCTGGGTCTTCATACAATGATAAAATTGAGAGGAATCTTGACATATCATAGATACAAGCATCTGACGGAATGGTGTCAGGAATGTTTGCAATCGCAATCAAAGTTTTTTCGGGTGTAATTGTTTTAAGTACACTACCCTGGCGAAACAAGATTGATTTGTTGATATTAGCAAAACTCTTGAGGATTGTAATTGTGCGTTCAGTAAATTTCATTATATAAGTTCTCCTGTGGGATTAGTATTCATTTATTCATTCTATTACGTTTCTTCTGTTTTGTCAACACATTTTTTGATTTATTTGTATATGTTGATTTTTTAGCAGAAGCATCACTTGTTGCAGATACACCTAAGGTTCCAATAGCACCCATGTCACCTCGGAATACATATGAACCAACATGATTTAATTTCATCCATGGGCACATCCATACAGACATCCCTGCCTCCCGTGCTTTGCGGCAGAAGAAGTAATCTTCTGAAAGATATCTTTTTGACTCGGGATCAATCACACAATCAAAATATGCATGAATGTCTCTGGTGCCATCAAAGTTTTCTGTGCGGGCATGATCTGGTCTATATGCTAATTCAGGATATGCTTTTTTGTATTTTTCAAAAACTTCCCGAGGAATAAGCATAAATCCAGTACCACCTTCTCTGATTTCCAGAGGCTCACCCAATTCAAATGATGCAGTTCCCTTTACCGGGTTAAAAACAAAATCGGAGGTATATTGTTCCAAATTAAAGGGGTTTTCATCTGCCTTACCAGCGGCCGCAGCCTTTGCTACCTTTTCCCAGGCAATTGTTTTCTTGGGATATGGGGCAGTCATAATATCATATTTTTCTGGGTTTTGGGTTTGAATCCCAAGCATACCAAGTACATCACGAGCATCAAAACTAATGTCTGAGTCAATAAACATTAAATGAGTAAAATCCGATCTGAGGAACTCATCAACTACATAGTTCCTTGCTCTTTGTACTAAACTTTCATTAAAAAGAAAATAATATTTTAATTTTATGCCTGCGGCTGTGCAGAGCATAGAAAGATCATTTGTTGCCTTTGTGTACATACCAGTAGCATTGCCACCGTACATCGGCGTTCCCACCATAATAGAATACGGTCTAAGTTGTTCCGTAGTAATTTCAATTTTCATTATTAAATTTGCTCCATATCATTTTCGGCTCTAGTAATTGCTTGCATTCTCAAGACATCAGCAAGTATGTCCCACGAACTATCGTGATGGATGAAAACACTATTCCAAAGAGTTTCATCTGCAATAGGAACAAATCCATTTTTTCTAGGATAATCCAATTTTGCATCAATGAAAGTTCTGGTATCTCTTAAATTCCAATGAGGAAGATACTCATTTATTTTATTACCATGCCCGACAGCATCAAATAATCTCCAAAGAATAATCGGGTCAAATGAGTTTGACCTAGACCACCAGCGATCTATTTTGCCAAAGGGTGTCAAATATTCTAGGAATTCTTCTACAAATTCCTGTACAGTAATGTCAGTAGGCAAGGGTTTAATTTTTGCTCTTACTTCCTTGCCTTGCTTCTGCCAAAATGCCAGAGTATCTTCTTCTATTTTATATTGGTATTTTTCTACTTGATTAGTTACAGAAAGTTTAAATTTCTTACACTCTGAAATAGATTTAATCGTGTACGGTTTTTGCAGAAATCTATCTGAGTCAAAAACCATGACTGAACAGTCAATTACCACGCAGTTTTGTGTATTTGTTCCAAATGTTTCAAAGTCAATTATACAGTGTTTCATAAACATACCTTATCATAATCTAATGTATTATTTATAAGCTTTTTCAAGCTTCAATATCAACAAATTGCCCTTGAGTTTCTCCTGGGCTAATGGTATTTTTACCATCAGGAGTATATCGTATTGCTGCTTGTTGTCGCAGTGTATTAATTTCTTCAATTCGATCTTCTATTTCACGCTGTTGATTTAGCTTGACTTCTGCACGTGTTGCTTGTTCCACGATCCGAATACGTTCCTTTTCCTGTGGTGGTTTGATGTGTTCACTATTAGGATACACATTAGGATGCCCATATGCTGAAGCCTGAACGGCTTGGGCTAATTCGTTTGTTTTCATACGTTCATCTCTCTAATATATGTTTTTAAATCTTTTTTGGTATTCCAGCCAAGACCTAATGTTTTATCTGATATTACTGGCGCAGACATTCTATTGCCTCTGCGTTCTTCTAACATTTTTGTAACCCCACCGTACATTGCGGCAACTTCTAGTATGGTGTACGAATCTGCATGCCCGATACCATACCCATCACCGGAACCTTTATCACCAACAAGCTTTAAGCCACTCACAATGTCTTGTACATGAGTAAAGTTACGTTTTTGTGTTCCTGGTGAAACAACCGTAAGAGGATCACCTTTGCGCATTGTCTCTGCAAATTTAGCAATCAAGGTTGCATATTTTCCTGTTTGAATCTCACGTGGGCCATAAACATTGTAAAAATAAGTTATTGCATAGTCAAGCCCGAACCATTTACCGTAATTCTGTACCAACGTGGTGTTTGTTGCTTTTGTCCACGCATATGGGCTCATAACATAATCGTCAGTTTGATCTGCAAATTTTGTGGAAGAGCCAGAGTAAATAAGTTTTGCATTATGCTTACGAGCAAATTCTAAAACCTGAAACGTCCCTTCAACATTATATTTATGGACTAAATCAATATCTTCAAAACTTTGTTCTACCCTAGAATATTCTCCCAGGTGATAGATAATATCTGGTTTGGGTATTCTCATATCATTTATAGCAGTTGTGTTGCCACGAATATATTGCACACCTTTGACGTGGTTGCTTTTTGATCCGGTAAAGTAATTATCCAACGAAATTACAACATGACCTTCGCTTGCAAGACTTTCACATAAATGACTTCCAACAAATCCAGCACCGCCGGTGACGAGATAGGTTTTAATATCCATGTATAGCTCTCCTTCCAGTAGGAAAATCTGGTTGACTGAAATCAGTATCTATATATTGGTCAGGTTCCTCATAATTTCTAGCCAATACCATACCATAATTATCTACTTTGTTTAAAATGTCAACATCTTTTTTCAACTTGAGCACATTTTGTCTGGCAGGTTGCCCTTGCTCATTTTTAATTGCTTCTAGATCAACATGATGGTGTGTACGGCCATATCGTTCAACAAGAGTCACGACATCTGGGTGCATTTCTTTTAACATTTGAGATTTACG